TGCACCTTCAGCTGGTGTAAATTCAACAACGATATCTCTACCTGCTTTTACATCTGTGATATCACCATAGTCAGGGTCAGCGATAAATCCTAATAATTCTGTATAAACCTGCTTACCAAATCCCCAAAATTTAACACCTTCAGATTCTTGTCCTCTTACGATAACAGGAACGTAGCACCTCATTTTTGGTGTTAATTTTCTTGCTAACTTAAAGTCATCTGATTTTCCAGTGTTTCTAAGTTTTTGTGCAAATTCCTCTACAGGGTCTGCCTCACCATAGGTAACCGGTGATAAATAATTTTTCTTACCTAAATCATAGTGAAAATACATTTCAATAAACGGATTCTCTTTGTTGTGCTGATAAGGTACGATTCGAACTTGATTTTTACCAGGTTCTGGTTTCCACAGGTTGTCTTGTCTACCTGTTTGAGTTTGTAAGTTGTTTAACTTACGTCGGATTGCATCTAAGTCAATTGCCATTTTTTTCTCCTTTTTTGTTAATAGTTATTAAATATAATAAAAATTTCTTAATCTATGAAATTTCTACTAGCCTTTTTTCATATTTTTTTCTGTAGCCTTCAACAGCCAATTCCTTGTGCTTGGCCTCGACAACAACATCGATATCCAAACCATAGTCGTTGATTTCGTCGACAATAAGGTCGGAGTGTGCCTGAACCTTGATTTTTTGGCAGTTTTTCCATAGCGCTTCCATAGTAGGATATTCGCTGATTTTGTCAATGGTGATGTTACTGTTTTTTAGAAATGTTTCTACAATTAGTGATTGTTCGCGACGCCTTGATTCGGAATAGTGAGTGCAAGGTTTTACATTCCATGTTGATGCCGCCATTTTAAGTGCCTCTTCCTCGGTCATACCACCTGTACAAAATTTATGGTGGTGATAGTCGAATACAATAGGTATGCCTGTATGAGCATAAACACCATTGTATAATTCGCGAACAGAATACATTGACGCCTTGTCGTCGTTTTCGACTGTTAGACGTGCCTGTGCCGACGGTTGAAGTAA